AAAAACTTTATGAGCGTGGGTAATCAAACCCAAGCTGTTGATTTTGATAAAAATCATTTGACCCTAGTCTTAGGTGAAAACTTAGATTTGGGTGGTGACGACAGTGGCTCACGTAATGGTACAGGTAAAACAACAATTGTTAATGCTCTCAGCTATGCATTATACGGCGAAGCATTGACAAAAATTAAGAAAGAAAACTTAATTAACAAAACAAACGGGAAACACATGTTGGTCACCGTTGAGTTTGACGTTAATGGAAAACAATTTAAGATTGAACGTGGTCGTAAACCTAACTTGTTAAAGTTTTATGTGGATCATGTGCAACAGGGTAAAGATGACGGAGACGATGACGCACAAGGCGATAGTCGTGAAACGCAAAAAGCAATTGAAAACTTGCTGGGAATGAGTCATACTATGTTCAAACACTTAGTTTGTTTGAATACGTATACTGAACCGTTCTTAGCAATGCGGGCAAACGATCAAAGAGAAGTAATTGAACAACTTCTAGGTATAACACTATTAAGTGAAAAAGCAGAATCTTTAAAACTTCAAACAAAAGAAGTTAAGGATAGTATCCAGGTAGAAACTTTTAAAATTGATAGCATAAGGACCAGTAATGACAAAGTTCAACAATCAATCGATAGCCTCACTACTAAGAGCTCCGCATGGGAAACCAAGCGAAGACAAGACTGTGAGGGTTACAGTAAAGCAATCGCAGAACTGCGCTCTGTTGACATCGAAGCCGAAATTGATAAACATGCCAAATTAAAAGTTTATGACGAGCAAAACGCTAAGATTAAGGCTCTTAATAAACAAAAGGCCACATTAGAGACTGCTTTAAATCAAGCAGACAAGACTGTGGGCAAGTATACTAGTGAATTAGAATCATTAGACGATAAGAAATGCCCAGCATGTGAGCAAGAGTTACATGACCACAAGCATGAAGAAATGCGTATTAAATCTGAAAAGAGTTTAACAGACGCAATCACATACTTTGAAAAAGTCAACGCAGATTTAATGGCAGTTGTTAAGGAAGTCGCTGAGATTGGTGATATTAACGGTCGTCCTCATACATATTATGACACTGCTGAAGAAGCATACAATCATAGAAACAACGTTTCTAGTTTAGAAACAGCACTTTCTGCAAGAGAAATTGAATCAAATCCTTATTTAGAGCAAGTAGAAGAGCTAAAAAATACAGCTTTGCAAGAAATCAGTTGGGATACGGTTAATGAATTAACTGCTCTTAAAGATCATATGGAGTTTTTACACAAATTATTGACTAATAAAGATAGTTTTATCCGTAAAAAAATCATTGATCAGAACTTAGCATACCTAAATAAACGCTTGAGTTACTACTTGGCTAAGAGCGGATTACCGCATCAAGTGAAGTTTTTGAATGATTTAAACGTCGAAATTACACAGCTAGGACAGGACTTAGACTTCGATAATCTCAGTAGAGGTGAACGAAATAGACTAATCTTGAGCTTGTCTTGGGCGTTTAGAGACGTTTGGGAATCCCTATATCAGCCTATAAACCTGCTGTTTATTGACGAATTAATAGATGCAGGCATGGATGCCGCTGGTGTTGAAGCTAGTTTAAGCATTCTAAAGAAGATGGCTCGTGAGCGCAATAAGAATATATACCTTATTAGCCACAAGGATGAGCTTATCGGACGTGTGAATACTGTACTTCGTGTTATTAAAGAGAACGGTTTTACCAGTTATTCAAATGATGCCGATGTTGTAGAGCCTGCGGCGTAAGTAATATGCTAGATAAAGAGCATGATGAATTCTTAGAAGCATTATTCGTATACCACAATGCAAGAACAGCGTGGAACGATAATACAATAAGGGCAAATGCCATTGCTGTAAGGAAAGCTCTTAAAGCACTTATCAAAATTAGCAAAACAATTCACGACAGTGTTAACCAAGAACAATGGAAGATACGTGTTAAAAATCGTGAGGAATGGGAAGAGAAGGGTTACGTCCAAAAAGGACCAAAGCCTAGAAGACAAACTACTAAGGACTTAAAAAATGAGTGAAACAATTAAATTGATCGAAGATAACTTGGCTGCTTGGAAAGCTGAAGACGACAAGTTTGTTAAAGGCAACAATGCCGCAGGAACCCGTGCCCGTAAAGCGTTAGGCGAACTGGCTAAAGCAGTCAAACTACGCCGTAACGAAATTACTGCTGAAAAGAATGCACGTAAAGACGCCAAGGCGGCTTAATGTCTTGGTACTATCAAGGTACCATAGTTGAAGAACTCCCTGAAGATTGTGTTGGTTTTGTTTATATTATTACCAACACAGCTACAGGGCGTAAGTACATCGGTAAGAAACTAGCAAAATTTTCAAAAACAACCTACAAAGTAGTAAAATTAAAAAACGGTACAAAGAAGAAAAAGAAGATCAGGGGTAAAATTGACTCCGACTGGCAAACATATTATGGCTCAAGTCCAAATTTAACAGCAGACATAGAAGCATTAGGCAAAGAAAACTTTACAAGAGAAATTTTATTCTATTGTAAAAGCAAATCAGAAACATCATACATTGAGGCTCGCGAACAATTCACACGCAAAGTATTGGAATCAGACGAATACTATAACGGACACATACAAGTCCGTGTACATGGCTCTCACATAATCAAAAAATAATTTCCCCCAGGCACGACAGACAGTAAGGACTCGCACAGGTTAATATCATGTGCCTAGAGACAACCGGATAATAACGGGGACGGAAGACTCTGCGCTGTACAGAGCACTTAGCAACTATCCTTAACAGGACGACGATCAGATATGCCTACATAAAACTGGTTTTGCTATTTGAAAAGAATAAGAAAAGGCTAAAGAAGGGAGAAAAACCCTGCGTTTGCAAGTATGTTAGTGTATATTTGTAAACCGCCGTCATATGAAGACGAAGCTCGAGGTACCGGATGACCGCCTCTGCAATGCTTTAACACTAAATGGTTGTGCTACTCAGATAATGTTCACAATTTTTATTTCGCCCGCCAGGGCGAAGTATGGCTGATTAATCTAGATAATATTAAAACTGCTTCGCACTTTACTCTAATACAAATAGATAAAAAATGTGAATCACGTAAGTGATGAACAAATGAGCTTTAGCTCATTGAATAATACAAATTAATGTTAAGGGAATTTACGACTGATTAGATAAAAGGAATTTTTGTTTCTTTAGTAAATTCAAAATTCTCTTTTATGATTTCGTTGATAGCTTCTGTTTGTTCGTTATCTAACATATAGGCCTCGTCAAGGCTCATAGCACCTCTCATATACCAGCTGAGTCTTAGGGTTTCTTTAACGATGGCTTTTGCCTGTTTATCTAAGTTATCTGTGAACTGAATAATTTCAGTCAGATCCATAGACAAAAGCCTTATGCGAAAAAACGTGAGTAGTCAAACTCGAAGTTAGTTGTGATAGTCTCTGGTGCGCCCTGCGCCACATACTGTGGAGGGGTTTGGACTGTAATTTGAGAATATGTATTCTTCTCGTTGAGTTCTCTAAAGCGTTTACTCACTGCTTTAAACACTTCAGGATCACTGTTACTTAAGAAGTCTTTAACATGTTCTTTGTCATCAGTACTGCCGTTAGGTGTATCAATACGCTCGATGCCGTTGACCACTTGAATTACGTTAGCGTCTGCTAGCTTTTCAGCCGCTTGATTCATATACTGTACTTTGGTTTCCTCAGTGATGTCTGGATCAAGCATCATACGCAATACTCGTTCACCTTCCATGTTCATAACGTTGGCTTCTGTCATGCGCTTATAGTTGATTGGGTGAATAGTAACTGTGATTTCGTCATTGACTTTGATAACTGGATCCCAATATATACTGTCAACAATAGTGTCCAGCATAGGTCTGATGTCAATTTCAAATGGTTCTTCTTCCTCAGTTCCTGGAATTTTAATATTCATTTCAACTTTTTCACCATAGCTGGCAATTCTAATAGCTATCAGTATAGCGTCTAAGTCAATACTAGGACATTCCCATGCGTTTTTAATTGCGGGAACACAGCTTTGAATAACTGACACTGTGCTGTATCCGTTGAGCAGTGCATCTGGAGTCTTGAGCAACAGCTCATCTTTTACAGTCATAGCATAGACTTCGTATTCATTTTCTTTGTTAGCGTCCAAAGCGTCCTCGGGCCAATAACGGCCTTTGCTTGGAAGCCTTAAGAATAGCTTGGGACGGCGCATATAGGCCGTTAACGGGTTTTTGGTCTTGCTCACGGTTGACAACTCCAATAAATATAGTATGAGTATATTTATATGCGCAGTTTTCTGGGAGAAACAAAATGGCAGGTAATGTAACCGGTAATATTGGAAATAATGACGTCTTATTGAAAAATATGGCCACAGAGGAAACTCTTGACCAAATTTTAGCCACCCTTCAACAGGTTACTATTACTAAAAGTGACAAACCAAAACAGGATTTGATTGGTGATATTAAAAAAGAATCTGGAGCCAGAAAAGATAATACTACCACTATTAAAAAGGGCGATGGAGAGTTCAAAAAATTCATTGCAAATTTTGGTGACAGTGCTAGTAGAGTCATACGTAATTTAGATTCAAACATCAATAATGCCAGTTATGCGTTCCAGGCGTTCAGTCGCGGCACCGGGCCAATGTCAAAAGTATTTGAATTTGCGGCCAACAGTGTTACACAGATGACTGATCAATTCACTGCTTACAGTAAATTAATGCAGGTTGGTGGAGCAATGACTGATGACTTCACTACACTGCGTGAACAGGCAGCAGGCCTTGGCACTGACTTAGCAGGATTAACTCGTTTTAGTTCTGAGTATACACAGAGTCTTAAATCAGGATCAACATCAGTTAGAGATAGTTTAAAAAGTTTAAATGATGTTTTCAATGCCACTATCAAAGATGACGCATTGTTAACCGGCTGGGGAAGATTAGGAGTAGGTGTTAATCAAATCAGTGAACAGATTTTATTAGCGGCAGAAGCACAGGGAGGATATAACGTTGTATTGAAACGATACGGCGGTGATCAAAAATTGATGAGCAAGGGCGTGCTAAAGTCTACCCAAGAGTTGAATGTGTTTGCTGGTGCTATTGGTATGAACAGCAAGATGATGCAAGACGAAGCTGCCAAAGCTATGCAAAAAATTGAAAATAGATTGTTTGTTGCAAATTTATCAGACGCTCAGAGGAATCAAGTAACTGCATTACAAGCACTGACACAAAGCTATGAAGGCGGTATCAATGTAGTAAGATCAATGACCGATGGTATGACTACACAAGGTGCGGCAGGTGTTCTAGCTACAAAGAATATATTGGGAATAGGAAGAGAATTTGATAATTTAATAGATTTGCTTGGAAAAGGTGATAGTCTTCCTGAAGCACTTACAAAATCTGGTTTAATTGATGCCGCCAATAAAATATCTCCTGCACAATTGCGAAATGCTACAAATCAAATGGTAGCGTTTTCTGAGGCAGGTAATGCAGAAGCTGCCTTAGGTATGCAAAACTTTTTAACACTGGCTAATAGTTTGAAAGGCACAACTGCTGATAATATTGGTAAACGACTAGAAAAATTAACAGAACCGTTTAATGAAAACGCACCTAAGACTGTTGACAGTTTTCAACTATTACTACAACAACAGCAAACGTTAGCGTTCTCAACAGCTAAACTTAATACGCAAATTAATAGATTAGGTCTAAGTTTAGCAACTGGCACATTGAAAGGAGTTAACTCAGCAGTGACTCTCATGGGTGAAAGTACTGAAGAGTTAAAGCAGTTTGCCGAACAACTTACTGGGATACCATTACCAGCCGACATACTTAGCGGTGGTAATGCAGCCATAGAAGCGTTTATTCAAAAGGCAATTAAAGACGGCGGCGCTAAACCATCTAGTGACAACACATCAAGTACAGGATATAAAGGCACAGTCACATTAAGACCTGAAGCACTTTCTAGCAAGACCAGAGTTCCTGTTAAAATGGCTGATGGAAAGATTGTGCCAATTCCCGCAATGGATTTAATTACCAATAAAGACAATATTTGGTCTAAGACTAATGCCATGGGAGGTCAGACTAACTTAGCAGGCACAGTGGCTACTGGTGCTATGTTAACTACTAAAATACCTACACTGAGTGCAATTACTGGTGCGGGCGACAAGTATCATGATAACTTAAAAGATGCAAACGGACAGCCAGTTAATAGTAAACATAAGCAAGGACTTGCGTTAGATTTTGGGGTTAATCAAGTTGCTGGTAAATCACAAGAACAAGTATATGCTGAAACTGTTAACACTATTAAGAAAATATTAAAAGATGACTATGGACTAGGTGAAGATGAAGTCAGCGTAATAAATGAATATAAGCCGCCAGGCGGAGCCGCTGGTGCGCATTGGACAGCATCACACATACATTTAGAATTTAAGAAGAAAGAAACTGCGGACAGAATGCGCGATATTATTCAGAAACAGATAAAATCTTCAACTGACGTTTCACAAGCACCTACGCAAGATGATTCCGATAAAACAGTGAGACAAGTACGTGCCGAAGATGCTGTCAGTGTTGCTTCGAGTAACAATGGCGGTATGGTAAATAATGGTAATAATAGCTCTGAAATGATTGTGGCTGCATTGGATCTTCAAGGTGAAAAAATCCTTAGAGGATTTGAAAGATATACCAATAATCTCATTGAAGCGATTAATAATGCATAACCAGTATAAAGGCACAGATAAATGAGTTGGAAAAAATATTTTACACCAGTTAAGGTAAACAATAACGGAGGCAACAAGAGCGTTGTTTCTGGTACTTCGTCATACAATGCCTTTCGTAGCAACTATAGCAGTTTCTTACCTGACGTTTATTCAGGACACCCTAATAGATTAGAACGTTATCAGCAATATGAAACAATGGACAGCGACAGTGAAGTCAATGCCGCATTGGATATTTTAGCTGAATTCTGTACACAAAAGAATGCTGATAACAGAACTTGTTTTGAAATTATTCTTAAAGAACAAGCAACAAACACTGAAGTTAAATTACTCAAAAAGTATTTGCAACAGTGGTACAAGCTAAACAACTTTGACGTTAGAATTTTTAAAACTATCCGTAATTTGTACAAATACGGTGACTGCTTTTTTATTCGTGATCCTGAAACACAAAAATGGGTTTATGTTGCTCCAGATAAGGTAGATAAGATTATTGTTAACGAAAGCGAAGGCAAGAAGCCTGAGCAGTATGTTATTCGTGACATTAATATTAACTTACAAAATTTAACAGCTACACAGATTAATCCAAACAGCCCAGGAGCAACACCAGGCAATCAAGCATACGTGACTGGTGGTGGCTTCCAACGTGGCATGGTTGGCGGATACCCACAGCAAACTGGTAGTAGATTTAGTAACAGCCAACAGCAACACGCAATTGATGCTGAACATATGATTCACTTGAGTTTAAGTGAAGGGTTAGACAGTAACTTCCCGTTTGGTAACAGCATTTTAGAAATGTGCTTCAAAGTTTACAAGCAGAAAGAATTGCTTGAAGATGCTATCATTATCTATCGTGTAATGAGAGCTCCTGAGCGTCGTGTGTTTTATGTTGACGTAGGCAACATGCCAAGTCACTTGGCCATGGGCTTTGTAGAAAGAGTTAAAAACGAAGTTAATCAACGTAGAATTCCTAGTATTACTGGTGGCGGTTCAAGTGTAATGGACAGTGGCTTTAATCCACTTTCTATTAACGAAGATTACTTCTTCCCACAAACTGCTGAAGGTCGTGGATCAAAAGTTGAAGTACTTCCTGGCGGCGCAAACTTGGGAGAGATTGAAGATTTACGCTTCTTTACCAACAAGTTGTTCCGTGCTTTGCGTATACCTAGTAGCTATTTGCCTACAGGTCCAGATGACTCAAATGCAAGTTTTAGCGATGGTCGTGTGGGCACTGCGTACATACAAGAGCTACGTTTTAACAACTATTGTGAACGTTTACAAAGCATTTTTAACGAAGTATTTGACTTAGAGTTCAAAGCATACTTGCAAAACAGTGGTATTAATATTGATCCTAATATCTTTGATTTGAAGTTTAATAGACCTCAAAACTTTGCCAGCTATCGTCAAGCAGAGATGGATGGTGTGCGTATTAGCACATTCCAATCAGTTGCAGAACTTCCTTATCTAAGCAAACGCTTCGCACTAAAACGTTTCTTAGGATTAAGTGCAGAAGAGATGCAGGAAAACGATCAACTATGGCGTCAAGAAAATATTGTTGGTAACACAGGCGCCGCTCAGAGTCCAGGGCAAGAGATGCGCAGTGTTGGTGTTACACCTGGTGGCATACAGAATGATTTAGATGAATTTGGCGGTAATGAAGGTGAAGTACCACCAGAAGGTGCAGAACCTCCAACAGGAATGGGCGGAATGGCCCCTCAAGGAGCTGGTTCTCCGCCTGCGCAATAAATAATATCATGCTATTAAATGAATTCATGTATTTTAACAAAGACGACAAAGGCACTAATGACTTTGATCAGGATCTTGTTGACGACAAAAGATATGAATCTGACAATGATAAGAAAAACTTAAAGTTAGATGACACGAGAAAACCTCATCTAACTTTAAAGATGATTAATCAGATGCGTAGAAATTACGAAGCGCACATGGAAGAAATTGCTGAAGAATCTGAATTAATACAAGCTCAGTACGCAATACCAGTACAACCTGCAGAATAATATTTGTCTTTTTGTGAATTTTTTACAAAAAGACGTCTTTTTGGCATATTTCAGCTATATATATTATCTACGCTGTAAATATACTCGACAGCCTTGCCTACTATATTAAGGAGACCTTGCAATGCAAACTAAATTTGAACAGTTATTAGATCTACTAATTAACGAAGATAATGAAAAAGCCAACGAACTTTTCCACGAGATCGTTGTAGAAAAAAGTCGCGACATCTATGAAAGCCTAATTGCTGATGAAGCAGTTGAGGAAGGCAAAGATGACGAAGACAAAAAGACCGATGAAGAAATTGAAGAAGAACTTGATGAATCAGAAAGTGTTATCGAAATTGGCGGTGAAGACCACAATGAAGATGAGACAGATGACTTCTTAAGTGATGTAGAAGTTGATTCCGGCGAAGATGAAGATGACTTTAGTGATGACGAAGAAGAGTTAAGCGATGAAGAACAAACTGATCGCATTCTTGATTTAGAAAATGCACTAGACGAACTAAAAGCAGAATTTGAAGCTTTATTAGGTGACGAGCAAAACGAGCCAGAACATAACGACGGTATGGAAGATCCAGACTTTGGCGCTATGGACGACATGGACGATGAGAACAAACCACAAGAAAACTACATGGGCGAAAGCGCACAGTTATCTAAAGTTCCACCAGTAAAGCACGGTGACAATGGACAGAATACTAAGTCTATTGTAGCTAAGCCAAATAACATGGGCGGTACAACAGAGAACATCCTACGTACAGCTGATGAAAAAGGTGGTAAGGCAGCTAAGCCAAAAGACATGAATACAGGCAACATTAACGTTGCGACTGGTTCTGCAAAGGCAGGCGATGCATTTAAGAAACACGCAGTTCCAAAAACAACTGATAGTGCTTCTAACAAGCAAAGCGTTTTAGCTAAAAGCCATAACAAGTAATTAGGAAAAGTTGATGCGTTCATTAATACGTGAAAGTTTGTCGTTTGACCAAGCTAGGTGCATAGTCGAATCTGACGAGAAGGATGGAAAGAACCTTTACATGAAGGGTATTTGCATTCAAGGCGGCATACGCAACGCTAACCAGCGTGTGTATCCTGTGTCCGAGATTGGCACTGCTGTCAAAACCTTAAACGATCAGATTACAAACGGTTATAGCGTATTAGGTGAAGTCGACCATCCAGATGACTTGAAAGTGAACTTGGACCGTGTCAGCCACATGATTACTGAAATGTGGATGGACGGCCCAAATGGGTACGGCAAGTTTAAAATCTTGCCAACACCTATGGGAAATTTAGTCCGCACTATGTTGGAAGCTGGCGTTAAGCTAGGCGTATCCAGTCGTGGTAGCGGTAATGTAAACGAAAGCAGTGGTGAAGTATCGGACTTCGAAATCATTACTGTAGATGTTGTAGCGCAACCAAGTGCTCCAGGTGCATATCCTACAGCCATTTATGAACATTTTATGAATTCTAAAGGTGGTTATAGAGCTATACAAGTGGCACACGAAGTTAAAGAAGATCCAAAGGCCCAGAAATATTTGAAGGAAAGTCTCCTTCAAATTATTAAAGGTCTAAAATAAGCCCGAGGAGAAAATAAATGTTGGACGCATTCAAAAAATTGTTCGAAAGCGGAGTGATTTCAGAAGAAGTCAAAGCCGAAGTCGAAACAGCTTGGAATTCAAGACTCCAAGAAACTCGCGACCAACTCACCGCTGAACTGCGTGAAGAGTTTGCTCAAAGATATGAACACGATCGTGCAAGTATCATTGAGGGACTAGACACAATGATCGGTGAGAGAATGGAAAGTGAGATTGCTGAATTCGTTGCTGACAGACAGAGCCTAGCAGAAGCTAAAGCTCAGTATGAAGCAAGAATGACAAAAGACTCTAAAGTATTAGAATCCTTTGTTGTACAAAATTTAGCAAAAGAATTAGGTGAATTCCAAAGCGACCGTCAAAAAGTTGCAGAAAACTTCGCAAAGTTAGAAGCATTCGTAATTGAAGCTCTAGCAAGCGAAATCAAAGAGTTCGCAGAAGACAAGAAAGACCTTGCAGAAACTAAAGTTAAGCTAGTTCGTGAAGCAAAAGATAAATTTGCTGAAATCAAACAAGCGTTTATTACTAAGAGTGCTGCCATTGTTGAAAATGCAGTTACTAATAACTTAACAAAAGAAATTAGTCAACTACGTGAAGACATTGACAGTGCCCGTGAAAATCACTTTGGTCGCAAGATTTTCGAAGCCTTCAGCACAGAATACATGTCAAGTTATGTTAACGAAAAGTCAGCAACTTCAAGACTATTGAAGATTGTAGACAAGAAGGAAGCAGAATTGGCAGAAGCACAAAAAGCAGTTGCAGAAGCACAATCATTGGTTGAGTCAAAAGAGCGTGAAGCTCGTATTAACAAAGACCTAATGGAACGTGCAAATGTGATGCAAGAATTACTAGCTCCGCTAAGTGGTGAAAAGAAAGCTGTTATGGGTCAATTGTTGGAGTCTGTACAGACTGCTAAATTGAACGTGGCGTTTGACAAGTACTTACCAGCGGTGATGGAAGGCAAGGCTCAAACTAAGGCACCAAAACAGGCACTAAACGAAGGTAAAGAAATAACAGGCGATAAGCCTGCCAAGACTGTCACAGCTGAACAACAAGTAGGTATTGACAACTTAATCGACATCCGCAAACTAGCGGGTCTAAAATAATTCAGGAGAAATAATATGTCCGTATTGCTAAACGAAAAATGGCAAGATACAAAAGAGGCCCTGCTAGAAGGGCTACAAGGTCACAAGAAAGCCGTAATGGGCGTGACTTTAGAAAATACTCGTAAGTATTTGTCAGAATCTGCAACAGCTGGTGCTACTAGTGCTGGTAACGTTGCAACTTTAAACCGCGTGATTCTTCCAGTAATCCGTCGTGTTATGCCAACAGTTATCGCTAACGAGTTGGTTGGTGTACAACCAATGACTGGTCCAGTTGGTCAGATTCATACTCTAAGAGTACGTTATGCTGATACATTCAACGCTGGCAACAGCGGTGCTACAGCTGGTGAAGAGGCTCTAAGCCCATTCAAGATTGCAGAATCTTATTCTGGTGCAACTACAGGAAAAGCTGCCGCAACAGCCGCTCTTGAAGGTGCTGCTGGTAACAAGATGAGCATTCAAATCTTGAAACAGACAGTTGAAGCTAAGACACGTAAGTTGTCAGCTCGCTGGACGTTTGAAGCTGCTCAAGACGCACAAGCCCAACAAGGTATTGACGTTGAAGCAGAAATCATGGCTGCTCTTGCACAAGAGATCACAGCTGAGATTGACCAAGAAATCATTGCTTCTCTAACAACATTAGCTGGTACACAAAACCAACAGGTTTACAACCAAGCCGCTGTTAGTGGTACAGCAACATTCGTTGGTGACGAGCATGCCGCATTGGCAGTTCTAATCAACCGTGTTTCTAACACAATCGCTCAGCGTACACGTCGTGGCGCTGGTAACTGGGCAGTTGTTAGCCCAACAGCATTGACTGTTCTACAGTCAGCTACAACTTCTGCGTTCGCAAGAACAACAGAAGGAACATTTGAAGCCCCAACAAACACCAAGTTCGTTGGTACACTAAACAACGCTATGAAGATTTATGTTAACACATACGCTTCTAACGATACAGTTTTAGTTGGTTACAAAGGTTCATCAGAGTCAGATGCAGCAGCATTCTATTGCCCATACATTCCATTGATGAGCAGTGGTGTTGTTCTTGACCCATCAACATTCGAACCAGTCGTATCATTCATGACACGTTATGGTTATGTTGAGTTGTCAAATACAGCGTCATCTCTAGGTAACGCTGCTGACTACTTAGGTACAGTAACATTATCTAACGTAGTATTCAGCTAATCAACTTACCTTAGGGTACGTTAATTATAAAGGGCTCTTCGGAGCCCTTTCTCTTGATCGCATAAATACTAATGTCAGTTTGCACAAGGCAAACTATTATGCGGAACCCCACCGCGTAGGACATAAAACGTCAAATTAAGGAGAAATCAAATGGGACGTCCATTAAACAAAAAATTCTTTGGCCAAACAAACATTGCGGCCACAGGCGAAGGTACTGGCGGTGAAGGTGTTGCCAGCGTAACAATCGCTAGTCCAATTGCAGCAGATTTAACAGGAACAATCACTGTTACATTCTCAGCACCAAACATTCCAGGTGGCGAAACTGCTACTGGTACAGCACAAGTAAATGGAAGCAATGACCTAACAGGTATTGAAATTACCAATGCAGGTTCTGGTTACACATCATTGCCAACATTTACAGTTGCTGACGGTAACGAAACAGCAACATACACTAGCGGTTCAGGCGGTGTTACTGTTGCACTAACTAGCGGTGCAAGTGCTCGTCAAAATTCTATCACAGTCACAGGTTGGATTCCAGCAAGTGATGCAGCAGGTTACATCAGCGGTGCAGGCGGCAGCTCATCTGTAACTGGTGATATTATTCGTCAAGTTGGCAGCAACAAATACATTATCCAAACTGCACAAGGCATTGGTAGAGTTGA